AAAGTATCTATATTTAATGTTGTTTTAACTATTCCTGTATAATTTTTAGTTGCTACTGGTTTCTTATAAATTAGATTTCTTGCTCCTGCACCAGAAGTATCTGCACCAGCAAGACCAATAGATACGCTCTTGATAACATCTCTGGTAGAATCTTTAACAGGACCAAACAAGTATGTTTTAGCTGTAAACTTCAACGTATAAAGTAAAACTCTTCTTGTTGTGAAATCTCCTTCATAATTATCTTCAAAATTAACAGATTCTAAAGTTATAGGAACATCTCTTTTCTCACCAATTGTATCCACCAAATCTATAGTCAATGTATAATTTGGTTGAAAGTATGGAAGTATTTGTTCAACTATTTGTAAAGCATCGTCATTTAATAATGTCATTATAGACAACTCAAAGTCCATATTGTATGGTACAGGAAAATATACTTTTTTAATATCAGTCTTATCTGATTTTAGTGTAGTTGTAAAGTGTTGAGTTCCTGCTAATTTTCTACCAGTATCATAAGATATTCCTGTAAATTCAAATGACATTCTAGGAAGACTCATTTGAACTGGTTTATTTAAATTTGCTTGCTGCTCAATCCTAGCAAGAAATTTTTGAGTGGGTCCATATGCTAATGGAACTTCAATTACTTCTTCTGCTACCCCATCAGTAGATTCTCTTTTAATTTTTATATTATTAAAAAGAGTTCCAAAAGATATTACAGTTTTTCTGAATATTTGGTGGTAAAAATGATCAAACATGGCTTTATTTTTTTAAGGATTTCCGAAAGGATTTGACTCACTAAAATCTAGTATGTTATCTGCTTCGATTTCAATAGTTTTGTTTTGTTTGAATTTATCTTCAATTTCAATATCATTATTTAGAATAGTATACTGTGCTCCACTTTCAGATCCAGTTAAAATCTCTCCATCAATAAATGTTCCCAATATGTTGCCCAAGGTTAAGACCTTGTTAATAGTATCCCAAGATTTTACTCTTGCAGTAGAACTGTTTGCAGATCCAACAACAACTTCATTGAATATAAATTTACCAGTTCCTATTACTACATCAGGAGGATCTATAACAACAGTAGGAACTTCAGCATAGTTGTTTCCACTATCATGAATTACAATAGAGGTAACTATTCCAGATTCACTAATCAATGCTGATGCTACAGCAGGAATAAATCCAGTCAATCCTGCCCCAACAAATGTAACATTAGGTGCTTCATAATAACCACTACCTCCACCAGTAATTGTTACTACACCTACAGCATTATTTGCAATTTTACATACTCCATATGCTCCACTTCCACCACCTCCAGTAAATGTTATACGAGGAGTCACTGTATATCCATATCCAGGGTTTATAATATCTACTGCTTGAACTCTTAAAGACTCTTCAGATGTATCACATAGATCAACAATTCCAGAAATCATAGATGCAATTCCAACAGCAGTTAATCCATTATCTGGTGCAGAAGTAATTGCGACTCTTGGAGATTCAAAATATCCAGAACCTCTATTTGATATTGAAACAGTTCTTATTGCACCATCCACTAAACCAGTAAATGCTGTTGCAGTAGTTCCAACTCCAACCATTTGAAGTTTTTGTAAAAATCCTTCTTCCTCTATATTATCATCAATTTCATCTACACCCGTAGCAATAATTTCATCATTATAAACATATAGCTCACATTTTAATTCATAAACATAGTTTTTTTGTAATTGATAAAAAGGTTTTTCATGTTCTACATATTTTATTTCGAATAATTTATCACCCAATGGAAAATAAATTAAGTCCCCCTCTTTGGGTCTCTCTGTTAATTTTGTATTCTCTATGGGTTCAATAATGGGTCGTATTCCCAACTCATACCTTTCTTTTGATATTATTAGTGTTAAATCATCTACTTCTTGAACACCAAATTTTGATAGTAAAGTTCCTGCTCCACCAAAACCTTCATATGTATCTACATATGCTTCAATAGGAATAGCAACAGTAAATTCTGATCTAGAGACTTCTTCTAATATAGTTTTTTCATTTACAAATATTCTTGGAATGTAATAAATTTCTATCCCAAACATCTTAATGTGCTCGTTTACAAGGTCTTGAACTAAACCTTGTTCTCCAGAAGATCCGTGTAGAAAAAATGGATTTAATGGCATAATACTAACCTATCATATCGAACGGTGGTAATTCATAAGTAGAAGACATTTTCTCCATCAATGCAGCAATTTCTTTTTCTCCATCATCATACATTTGTCTTCCATTTAGTTCCACTCCTCCAGGTAATTTAACTCCTTGGAATTTTATGAGGTTTTGACCCCACTGCCTTTTAATTAATGCTGTTAAGTATGGTTTTAGAAAAGAATCATTCCATACTTGGGGAGAATCTGCTGGATCCAAAAGTCTATAACAATCAATAATCAAATATTGCCCAGGTCTAAGCATTCCCCAATCGACATCTAAATATAATCTATCTTGTCTCTGATTGTATCTTATTTGTTTTTTTGTACTTAGTAAAAAATCTATATCTTCAAGGTATCTTTTAACCATACTATAACTTAAAAGTTCTATAGAACTCCAATTATAAACTTCATTTAAAAATAATTGATATTTTACACTAAACATTCCACTAGAAATTGAGTTAGCACCCTCAAAATTCATAACTTTATTGATTCCCATAACATAATCTGGTATTTGTATATAATTACCAGTCTCAAAATAATTAAATGATGTTGGAGTCCCTGCAATAGTTGTATCAACAGTGGTAGTCGTAATTCCAACTCCCCCCATTGTTGCGGTTCCCCTATCAATATCTTCTTGAGTAACTTTATACTTTAAAAAAGTTTGAATAACCCCATCAAAATGGCGCTCATAAAAAAACTGTAGCGCATCATCAACCAAATCTTCTATCTGTTCATCAGCAACATTGATTTCCAATACAGGATATCCAAGTTTCCTTTTACAATAATCAATTAATTCTGTTCTGGTTGTTGGTTTTGCCATTTTAGTTATTCTTGCTTAAGTTTAATAACAAACTTTTAATATCATTTATATCATTCTTTAAACTATTTAAATCTGATTCTATTTTATTAATTCTAACAGAATCTCTTTCCTTCATTTTCCTTAATTTTATGTAGGTTTCATATCCAGATTTGTCTGTATTAATAATCCCGTTAGTGACAGTATCTCTAACGAGATTATTATGACCTTCTACCTTTAGTCTTTGATTATATTCCATTATGCCAAAGCAATTACTCTAAGATCCTTTATCCTTGGTGGATTTGACTGACTTGTAGATGAACCAATAATTTTGATACTAAAATATCTAAACTCTGGAAGATCATCTGCAGTAAATGTATAGTCATTAAATAATACATCATTAGTATTTGATGATAAAACATCAGTCTTAACAACTTTCTTATCTGATAAACCATCAGAAGCAGAAATATCAATCACATTTCCATTCACATCCAAATTATTGTATCCTGGGAAGGGATAATAAACTGGATCATTTTCTGTAGTATTTGAGATCGAATAAAATACTCTAACATCATTAAATATATTTACATGTGCAGAAAGTAGAACTTTTAAAGAAGTTGCTGGATTTTCCAATTCAACTGGTAAGTTACAATAAATGAATTCATTAGGATCAGAGTTTAAAGTAGAAGTTCTTGGATCATTTACATAGTCAGTTATTGGGGCATTTACCCTATTTGATGTTAGAATAACACCTATTCTATCAAGATCAACTACTGGAGAAACTCTAATATCAGCAGAAGATAGACTTAGCTCTAATTCTAATGATTTATTTGAAATTAAATTTGTATTATGAATGGATTCATTGACCGTTGATGTTATTAATCTTGGTTCTGTAAAATAATTAGTTTCATCTAAGGTAATGTCTACTATTGGACTTTCTAAGAACGATACTTCATTACCATCTACACTAGTTCCTGTTATACTCTTAAGTTTTGCCGTTACATTAGTTTCTGGCAGAACTAAAGTTTGTACAATAGGTCTCATTGATTCATACTGTATATTTTGAGTTGCATTTACAAGCTCACCACCATCAGATTTTGACTTACGAATGTAAAGTTTCTGTACACTTGGATCAGAATCTCTATTGATACCATTTTGAGATGTATCTAGTTTTATGTAATAAAAATCAAAACCTATAGATCTTGGAACAAGTGCATCTTGTAGATAATGTAGTTTGTTTATTCTCCTTAAAGAAATACCATTATTTTCATATTTAAATACCGTAGTTTCTTCTGGATATGATATTGATTGTGTATTATCAATTTGCCTTGTAATTCCAGTTAAAGTTCCATTTGATATTCCAGTGTATGAAATAATCTCATCATTTATTAGAATGTACCCAGGATTTGTTGCACTAACTTCAATATTTTCAAATGTTGTGAAGTTTGTTGTGCTAGCAATACTAACAGGACCAGAGTCCGAGAAAGTATATTCTGCAGTCAGTGAAGTTGGTTCTATATCAGATCCTACTTCTGATAACTGGACAACATTTGTTTTAGAATGCATTGCATGGTTTTTATGATTTACTTTAATATGTAAACCATCTTCAAATGGAGATGAAATCTCTATGTTTGAAATGACAGAATCTGCTCCACCAGTATCAAAAATAGTAGTGGTTATTCCTAAAGAATTATCATATAGTAATGATTTTGATGTGTTATTCTCAAAATTACCCTGAACATTATCCACTACTAATTGATTAATTCCATTAATATTGGATATAGTAAATTGTGCATTTTTTCCTAAAGGTTGTGAACCAATACTATCAATAGTTACTACATCACCTTGCTGATATCCAAATCCACCCGAATTAATAGTTGCTGCAATTGCAACTCCATTTGTACTCCCATCAGCGCCTATAGTAATATCTGCTGTTGCATTTTTACCTAAACCACTTACCGATGTTAGAGATACTCCATTAAATGTAAAAGAAGAACCATCTGATGGAGTA